TTGGAATCTGTCTTCGTTAGTTCTCCATTCTCTATAGATATCCCATCCGTCAAATCCACCTGCGAAACACACGGTGTATTTTCTTGAGTAGATAAAGTAGTATGGGTTTTCTTGTGTTGATGGGTCTTCTGTGAAATCAGCAACTCCACACTCAAACGCGGTTTGACCACTAGACATTGAAGTATTTGCAATTGTTACAACAGTAGCTCCTGAATCCATATGGAAACCTTTACTTAACACATTCCAAGGTCGACCTTCAGCCAATGGATTTGAAATCCAATTTGAAGGTGTTTGTTTTCCTTTGTAACTTAAGAGTGATTCATCAACTCCAAACTCACTTGAGAAACCTAAATAAGTTCTTCTAACAACATCACCAGCAGATTCAACTGTTCCTCCACCTACGTTTGAACCAAATGGTGGGTTACTAATAACTTCACCTGGAAAATAATATTTTGTTTTATATATTGGGTATGGTGATGGATATACATTGTAATCTTCATATTCTCTTTGAGTGTAACCATAGAAACCACAAGGTAATGCGTCTATTGGGTACTCATCAGACATTTGAACCATTATGTATTTTGAAATCAATGCAAATTCACCATTAGATGAACCTATTTTTTTAGCAATAAAGTTATTTGATGCTGGGTCCATATTACAATTTGTAAATTTCTCAATAACAACTGGATTTGCATCAGTATCAAAGAAATTTCTAACTAACACATCAAATGACATATTGTTAAATGATAAGTTTGCGATTGAAACTTTAACCTCAGTATTTGCCGCATCACCGTCAGAAATTGAGATAAATTTGAATAATTTATAAACTTTATTACCTCTTAATTCTGAAACTAAGTAAGGTGTTTCTGGTGATTGATATTTTTCTAAATTGTATGCGATTGATGAAGTATTCTCACTTCTAGCACTTGGTAAATCAATTAAAGTAGAATTTAAACCACGAATATAACCTTGACTGTATGCATAATTTAGAGATGCTTGATACGCCTCTTCAACAAAAACAGGAACTTCAAATCTTGATTTACCAAAATTATCAACACCTAAAACTTTAGTGATATAATTTGCATCGGAAGCCAATAAAGATGTTTCAAATTGGAAAGTATCACCATCTTTTGTTATACCTGATAATGCAAATTGCGCAAAAGGTGATTGAGTTATACCTGAATATTGTCCAGATGAAAGTAAAGTTAAATCGGTTAATCCACTAACTTGATAAACTGGTCCGTGATTTTCACTTGTTGAACTATTGGAGTATAGTGAAATACCTCTTGAACGAACGGTTGCAATAACCATATTGTTAAATTCGGTATACGCAGTACCAATAAATGAATATGAATTACCTACAACAGTACCTGTAAAATTACCAACACTATCTGTCGATAACGCAGAAACATTATAACTAAATGAATAACCTGTATATGCATCACCTGATGAAATATCAAAATTAGCATAATACCAAGCATCGTTTGATGCTGCGGTTAAATCATTTGCGTTAAAATTATTTTCACAACCATAAGGATTATTTACTATTGGGTATGAACCAATTAAACTGTAATAATTATTTTCAGGTATTGAACCATATATTACTGATGTTGTAGCTGAAGTAGATGTACTATTAAAAATAGCACTTAAGTAAGTATTAAAGTCATTTTGTATTGTAGATGTTGAACCATCTTGTAGTCTATATTGTACATTTAAATTCGCCTGTACTTGTGCTGGTAATTGACTTGTTCCTGTAAAGGTAACAGTACCGCCTGTTGTACCTGTAAATGATGCAGTAAACGGAGTTGCTGCCGATGGGTCACTAATTGTTGTTGGGTCTACGTTAGCTATTAATGACATACTCCAAGACGGACCCGCATCATAACCTGATAAACCTAATACTCTCGTAACAAACAATTGGTTTGATTGTTGTAAATAAGATTTTGCAATATACGCAGCCTCATATTTAGGAATTTGAGTGTTAATAAACTTAACGGGTTCTGTTCCCCCAAAATAAGCTTGGAACTCATCATAGTTTGTTATGAATACTGGTTCAAATGCTGGACCTTTTATTGTCTCACCAACAAGACCTAATGTCGTTACACCCACACTTTGGGCTACGAAAGATAAGTCGGTTTCTGATGTGTATACGCCTGGTGATACGAATACTTTTTGATTTGCTTGTGCTGTTGCCATTATTAAATTATTCTGTTACAGATTTATTTTATAGATAAATATTCAATATTTTATGAAAAAACTTTACTTTTAGAGAAGTATTTATAAACGGTAGGAAATAATTCTACCTTTTTTCTCACTATGAAAACAAAGAAAGAAATTAAGAATATAAAAATATCCCCTGAATCACACGAGATACTAAAAAAGTACTGTGACAAGCGGGGAATTAAGATTTATAAGTTTTTGGAAAATTTAATTATTGAAAAATGTAAGGAGAAGAAAGATATCTACGGGGAAAATTAAACCAATTTGTTTTCAAACAAAATGTTTGCCTCTTTTGTTATATCAGTTTTAGTAACTTCAATTCTTAATATATCGTTTGTGGTTATTTGAATTACCTGTATATCACTACCATAATAATCACCATTAATATACACATCAAAAGTATCGACATTGTCTAATGATAATACATTCATATTAGCAGTATAATCTATAACATCAGTTAATATGGTGTTACCAGAAACAAATAAAAAGTTATTTTCAAAGTTGTCGGGATTTTTAGGAAACTGGTTTCTTTTTTGTCTTCGTGTTGTTGTATCTAATTCAAATAATTGAGTTATTCTTTGAATTGCGGGCTTAACCTCAAATTCTTCTTCATCAATTAGATAACCTAACATTGTAAAGTCATAATTTTGAATATAATATTTTCTCGAATCAATTGTCATTTGAGATTCATCCGAAACATTGTCCATAATAATTGGAACATATTGACCTTTAATAAACGTGTATGCCTGTCTTGAAGAAAACATTTGCATAACAATTTTATTTAATTGGTTAAGTTCTCTCATTCTATTACAAATGATTTTTACGCTGTATCTTATATCAACAGGAACTGGTTGGGGAATTGTATAAATGTCCATACCTTGTTCGTTTCCGTTCCAAGTAGGAACCGATGCATAATAAAATTGTTTTCTGTTTGGTATTGTATATTGAAGTGATGGGTTTGTACCATACTTAACTTCAGGATTTCTAACAACTGTAATAAATGGCGGGGAAGGATTAAAGTCTAAGTCAAAAAACTTCCACGTTTCTAAATATTGAGACCAATTTTGTGTTGTGATAATAATATCAACCATAGGAACTATATCACCAGCAACCACAACTTTAAGTTCCTCTTTAACAAAATCTAACATACCTCTATCCAAATCGGCATGCAATACTGATTTAGGTAGATATGTTCCATCATCCTTAATATATTCCAAAAGTTGTTCTCTGCGAGCGGACAATTCTTTTCTTGGAACTAATGGTAATGTTTTTTTAACTATTGTTTTTGGTAATCCCATTATATTATTTTATTAAAAATACTTTATCTTTTGTGTTTATCATATCAATCTCATTGGCATAAAAAACAGGTTCTTCATTATTTTTAAATACAAACGAATCGTATTTGTAGGGGTCGTAGGTTATAATTTTATCTGAAGATGGTATCGGCATATCTTTAGAAGGGTATTCAGAATATTCCAATAACTCACCAATAACGAAAGCATGGACGTTCTTTCTTTTTTCACTTCGTACCTTTTCCTTACCACCTTGTCTAACTCTAAACTCAACATCTTTTAGTTTAACATAATCGGCATACATAATTACCTTACTGTTATGTGTAACAGAAAAAGTATGTTTGTTTAAGTTATAATATACCATTACTTTCATTTAGTATCTGTATTCTTTCCATTCTTTAATATAAACATTAATTGATAATGGAACACCATACCTTGTTATATCAATATTAAACATACTTTCCAAATATTTTATAATTTCCTTCCTAATTGAAAATTTACTATCTTCTGGTATTTGATTAAAATAAAAAATTAATTTAAATGATTCCATACTAAAATTTTCACTTCCATATGTTACTCCACCACTTTTAACCTCAATCTTATAAAGGTCGTCTTTAAATGTATATTCAAAAAATTTAACAATTGTTGGTAATAATTTTTCAATATATTCTTTATTATATTTAATAATATCAATTCTTTCCTCTCTCGATTCAATTTTATGTAAATCCTTTATTTCTTTTAAAACTTTATGTACAATATCTCTCATAATTAAATTCCTCTAAATTCGTTTTCGCTCACATATGTTGCAACAATTGTTCTATAAAACGGTTTGTATCCACCATATGTATGTTTGTTATCTGACCTAACATAACCGTCATCACTAACAGAATAGTATCTAACTCGGTCTTCCGTTTCATAATAACCAAGATAGTCACCCATAAAAATTTCAACACCCAATTCATCAAGTTGTTTTTGATAAACTGAAAATTTCATATTACCTGGCTCTTGTTGTTCAACCTTAGAATTACCTAAGAATTTATGAGTTGGTGTCATAACTTGAACAAGCCCTTTTAATTCTACTGGTGCCAAGAATTGAACTCCGTCCTCCAAAACTTCACCATAAACATTATCGGTTTTTGTTTTATATCTATCAATACGATACAATACGACGGTAAAGTTCATATCACCCTCTAACCATTCTTCACCCATTCCGATGTCTAAATTATAATCTTCTCCGCCAAAAAATTTACCTAATCTTGTTATTGGAACTAATTTTTGCATATTAAATTTCTTTTTGTTTATTGTAGTATGATTCTGATTTAATACCTGTTGAATTAATTATTACATCTACATTGAAGTAGCCCTTAATAGATTTTTTTATTTCATAATTCCAATTAATTCTTGTGTTATCCGAAAACCTCATATTTGAAGACCTAAGATATTCACTGTCATCAGGAACAATATATGTTATATTCATGTAGTATTCATCATCCCTAATTCCTAACGGTTCCAAATGAAACTCAATATCTAAAACCCCTTTTGGTTTAATTACATTAGTCATTTTTTTAATTAACTTGGTTAATTTTTCTTGGGACATTTTCATATATTGATAAATACTTTATTTTTACTTATATTTAACACAAAGTTTTAAGTTAAAGAATGGAATCAAGTTTAGAGTCAAGGGCTATGGTACTTCTTGAAGCCTATGATGGTGGAAATAACTATCTATTAGAACTAAAACGCAAATCGCAAGTTAATAAAAAATTCTACCCAACAAGAAGTCAATCTGAGTATATAATTAGTTTTCACGATAAACAACCAAAAGTTGCAAGAAAGTGGGTTATACTTGATGCCTACTTCGCTCAGAAATTAGCTGACGATAAATTATACACCGAAATACCTCAAAAAGTTTGGGTTGAAAAACTTTTGGCAGATAAAGAAAAGGCATATCATATTTGGGGTAAGGTATTTGAAACTGAAGAACTTCACGATTTTTGGTTACCTAAAGCAGCAATTATCAAAGATAATTCCGTTAAAGATGTTGTAATTGATTATTCAAAATATTCAAATCGTCCACCACTTAATCATCAAAAAGAAGCAATTCAAAAATTACTTGAGAATAAGAAGTTCATATTGGCAGATGATATGGGTTTGGGCAAGACGACATCCACGATTATTGCCGCTTTGGAAACAGGAGCCAAAAAAATTCTAATCATTTGTCCCGCAACTTTGAAGATTAACTGGAAACGAGAAATTGAAAATTATTCGGACAAATCAATCTATATTGCTGAGGGTAAAAACTTTTCAACCGAACACGATTTTGTTATCACGAATTACGATATCATTAAAAATTTTCACGACCCAAAGAAAAAAGATGAATCACAAATCCTATTAGCTAATTTTGATTTGGTTATTGTTGATGAGGCACATTATATTAAGAATGCCACTGCACAAAGAACAAAACTAATTAACGATATTGTTAAGAAAACTGAAAGGTTGTGGTTATTAACAGGGACACCTATGACATCACGTCCTATGGATTATTTTAACCTATTAAGTTTGGTTGAATCTCCTGTCGCCAAAAATTGGTTAGCATATGCTATTAGATATTGTGGTGGTTATCAATTCAAGGTTGGGAACCGAAAAGTATGGAATGTTACGGGAGCATCAAATTTGGAAGAATTAAGAGACAGAACTTCAGGACTAACATTAAGACGATTGAAAGAAAATGTGTTGGATTTACCTGAAAAAATTATTACTCCTGTTTATCTAAGATTAAAATCAAAAGAGTATGAAGAGGTTATGGGTGAGTATTATGATTGGTATGATAAAAACCCTGAAGAATCAAAATCATTAACAGTCCAATTTTCTAAATTAACAAAGGTTAGACAAATCATTGCTGATGAAAAAATTACTCAAACAATTGAAATTGCTGAGAACATTTTGGAGCAAGATAAAAAAGTTATTATTTTTTGTAATTTTACAGATTCATTAAATAAAATAACCGAACACTTTGGGAAAATGGCGGTTAAGTTAGACGGGTCAATGAGTAAACCTGAAAGACAATACTCCGTTGACCAATTTCAAGAAAATCCAAAAGTTAAAGTTTTTGTCGGGAACATTAAAGCTGCGGGTGTTGGTATTACATTAACTGCTGCTGAAGCGGTTGTTATGAATGATTTATCATTTTTACCTTCAGACCACGCACAGGCGGAAGACCGTGCGTATCGTTACGGACAAAAAAATAATGTTTTGGTTTATTATCCTATATTTGAAAATACAATAGAAGGCATTATCTATGACATTCTAAACAACAAAAAACAAGTAATTGCAACTGTGATGGGCGACAATTTAAACCCAGCTGACGCGGCAGAAGAAATACTACAAAGAATTAATAAGTTAAGAGATTAACGAACAACGGATTATTTATATAGAAAATATAATCCAAATACATGAAAAAAATAAAAGATAAGATTACACAATTAGAAACACAAATTATTAAAGAACGTGTTAATGAAGAAAAAGAATTGTTAATCACTGAAATGAAAAAAATTGGAATAGAAAAGTTACCTTATTCCTACGCAGCCCTCAAAAATTTTATTGACGCAGAAACAATGGACTTCCATTATAATAAACATTATAAAGGATATGTTGATAAGTTAAACGACGCATTATCAAAGAAAAATTACGGAGATTTAGATTTAGAAAAAATAATTAAAACAATTAGTCGTTTTAATACAGACATCAGAAATAATGCGGGTGGAGCATTTAATCACGCATTATTTTGGAATATGTTAACACCTACTCCAAAAAAATTAACTGGCGATTTATATAAAAAAATTACCAATCAGTGGGGAACTTTCTCAAATTTCAAAAAAGAATTTGAGAAGAAAGCGAAGAGTAGATTTGGTTCAGGATGGGTGTGGTTAGTGGTAACTTCAAAGAACACTTTAAAAATTATGACCACACCAAATCAAGATAATCCATTAATGAACATTATTCAGGGCAGCGGATTTCCAATATTAGGCTTAGATTTGTGGGAACATGCATACTACTTGAAATACAAAAACAAAAGAGACGAGTACATTACGAACTTTTGGAAAGTCGTTAATTGGGATTTTGTTAGTAAAATGTATGATATGAAAGTAGAAACCAAATTATTAGAAACAACAAAAATGAAACAAGTTTTAAGCGAATCAAAATTAGAGATGTGTTCTCAATCAGAAAATGAATTTTACAGAGTATTATTCAATTCAAACCCTGACGTAAAGAAAACTTATATGAATGGTATTAATGAAATTCTAAGAGAAGTTTTTTCAGAAAATTACATTTCAAAACCTGAAAACAATGAGTTACCAGGAATTTATAATCTTGAGGGACCTGGTCGGTCGGTAATCAATAAGTTGAATACAAACTATACTACATTCTGTATCTTATTAAAAGATTTAAATAAAGTTATTTCCAAGACAACCAACAAAGAGCCAATTAGTTTTATGGATAAAACACCATTAGAACAAAAGAAAGAAACAGAAAGATTTGTTAGAGCAATTAAACATTTTAAAGAAAGAATTTTTAATAGAGAAAGTTCAACTTTCAATAACCTATTAAAAATTTTAATTGAAAAAAATATGTTAGGTAATAAGAGAGAACAAATTACTGTAGCACTTTTGAAAAAACATTTCGGTAAAGATGTTAAAGTTGAACTTATTGGTGAGTTAGGAAGTAAAAAAGACGCACTGCAGGGTGTTGACTTGGAAATAACCAAAGAGGGCGGTAAAACTTACACCGCCCAAGTTAAACCATTTAGACATATGATTATTAGTGAAGACGGAATTACTTTAGAGGGGACTGCAAGTGTTAAAATCTATAAGACAGATTTGATGATTTTTCAAAAAGGAAGAAATGTTTTAATCTTCAACAAAGAACCAAAAATAGTTGAAGGTAATTTTGTATTTCCTGCCGATTCTCTAATGTATAACATACAATAAGAAAATATCTAATATTTATTAGATATGGCAGTTATTCCAGAACCAGAAAGAAGTAAAATTTATACGAGAGTTAAACACCTTTTAGGTGCTCCGTTAAGAAGTGTTGAAATCGAAGATGAAATGATGGATTCTTTGATGGAACTTTCTATTCAAGATTATGAACAATATATCTTAAATTGGTTAATTGATAGTCAATGGGTTAACTTAGTTAACTTAAATATGACAGAAAAATCTGTTGCAAATGCATTGATTACAAGAACAATGGATTTTGAACAACAATTCTCTTATTCATATTCTAAAATTGTAGGTCTTCAGGCTCAAGGTCCTTGGGTCTTGAAAAAAGATTATATTATTCTTGAGGCAAATAAACAAAACTACGAAATTCCTGCAGGACGTGAAATTAATGAAGTTTTATGGTTCAGCAACCAACCTTGGACTGCATTTGGTTTGGGTGGTATTGGTGGATTTGGTGGTGTTGGTTTAGGTGCGAATGAAGCAGGTTTTGCTCAGATGGGTTATCAAGGTTCTTATTTTATGATGTCAGGTTTTGACTATCTAATAAGAATGCAACAATCAAATATTTTAAATAGAATTCTTGGTGGTTCCTTAACTTACAGAATTACCGCATTACCTGATGGTAAAAAAGATTTACAACTTTACAATGCCCCTGGTAATAATTTTAATTGGAGTTCTTATAGTAATTACGTTGGTAAGGCGGTTTGGTATTGGTATTACGAAACAACACCTGATAGCAGAGCAGATTGTTTGAAGAATAATCCTGATGTTATTAAATTACCAACAGATGTTCCATTAGAAGAACTTACTTGGTCGGACTTAAATGTACCAGCACAACAATGGGTTAGAAGATGGTTTACGGCATACGTTAAAGAAACTTTGGGTAGAGTTAGAGGAAAATATAGTGGAAACTTAAAAACTCCTGACTCTGAAATTACAATGGATTATACCAGTTTATTGACAGAAGGTAAAGACGAAAAAACAAAATTAATAGAAGAACTTACAGGTGCGGAAGGTTGGTTAACAAGATTAAGACCTGAAAAAGTTATGGAAAGAGAAGCGTTGATTGCGGAGAACTTAAATAAACAAATGAAGTTCAGAGCAATGCCTCGTCAAATATATGTAATTTAAAATATGGCAATATTAAGAACAATACCCTCAACAAGATTAATTAACGGAGAAATTTTAGAAACATCTGAAATCGCAATCATTTCAGAAAATGAATATAAAACAAATGGTGAAGATTGTATCGTCGTTAGAAACGTATTAAACTCCACCATTATTTTAGATTCACATACGACAGACCATATTGTGGTTAAGTCAATGACGAATGTAACAATTAAACCTGATACAGGTAAAATTGATGAAGACTACGATGAAATAGTTACCGAAAAATATACCTGTATTGAATTTAGATTCTGTGCAGGTAATTGGTATATCTTATCATCAGACGGTCTCAAGAATTCCTAGCTTTTCTTCCCACCCTTCTTCTGCCAAGTCATACATATAGTCAGGTTTCAAACCTCTCTTTTCCCAATATGACATTTCCGCTTCAGTAATGGTTAACACATCTTCCAATTTATCTTGGTCTGATTCTTCAAATGGTTCACCATTAATTAACTCACATTGAGCTGTGGTAAAGATACCTCTATCTTCAGGGTTATTAACAATTAATGCTTCCCTTACTTCACTCTTGAAACAAACCAATAATGGTTCGATTCTTTTATTGAATGTGGTAATTGCTCTTGGAACATTGTAGTCACCTGTTAAATTTGGGTCATTATCCAAAATATCTTTATCTAACATATAGCAGTTAATTTGGACTCCGTCACCCTTTTTTTGAACGTCACCATGAGATGCTTTAAGACCATTATTCACATACATAATTACATCACCCAAACTCACCTTTAAGTTGTTTTGTATTGCCAATTCTAAATGGGCCATTCTACTCATACTATTCCCCGCCTTTGTCTTCTCAGTTAAACGTTTTTTATAATCATCCATAGTTAATTTAACTTTAGCTCTTTGGGCAATCTTACTTAACGGAATTTGTTTATCATAAATTTTTTGTAGGTATTCATAATAATATTCCACAAAAGATTTTCCATCACCCTCAAGTAACATCTTAATGCCCTTGTCCAAGAATTCCTCAATATATAAAGGAAGTTTCTTTGATTTGATACTGTTACCCGTTAGTTTGATTTTACCTTTGGCGTCCATAACCGCGTAGTTCTTACGAGCCAAGTTAATACAAGACGGCCATACCCCATCGGTATCTAATGCCATTTCACCTCTCATAAAGATATCGTTATATTCAGCAACATCCGCCTCAGGCCCATAATATTCTTTACCCAACTTAACTTTCCAATTTAATCCACGACCGACATATACTCTATCCTTTGCATCTGGCGGGGTTGAGAAGTTCACACCGTCCGTATCCATAACCAATGGAACATACCCCTTGGTCATAAAGAATTTAATCATCTGACGAAGGTATTGTCTACCCGTACAAGTAATCTGTTCTCCCATATACATATCACCCCAAGCATATACCTGTGGTGCAGACAACGCACCGAACATACTATTGATGAAGATTTTAATCGGTAATTGTTTGTTACCATACGATTCAGATTTCTTCTTATCAATCTCATAGTATTGTTCCGCAAGTTGTTTGTATTTGATACGGGTATCACGGAACCATTTTAACATTCCTTTCATCGCTCCTGTCACATCACAATCAGGGAACACATCGTGAACCAACTGAATGGAAGGATAGAGTGAAGAGAAGTCAAGTTTAAGAACATCTTTTGAATATCCCACTTTAAGTAGTCGTGATAGACCACCCACAAAATCTGTTTTACCTTGTTTGGCAGGAATTGCAAGTCCGTGTTTATAAGACCAAGCCAACATCAACATTTTCCATAATGTTGCGGTACCCATTGTTGAAACCCTTTCGTATGTTGTTGGAATCATCGCCGCCAACAAGAACGAGCCTTGGTTGAACTCTTGGTCAACTTTTAGGGTTTCATCTAAGTCATCGTCAAGATACATCTCAACCAACTTGTCACCTGTAATTTTTTGGTATACATCAGTTCTTTTTTCACAGATTGCATCAATCTTTGGGTCCAAACCAACTTTTTTATAATTACCATTTTGAGTGTTGAACCAAAACTCTTCTTTGTTTAAGAAGAATGGTCCGATGTCCAAGTGGTCAATATACACACGGTCAGGAGCTTCTGCGTTAATATATTTGGTAATATACTTCAAACCAGCGGCTTTAATACTTGAGTTGATTGCCTGTGCTCTACGAACCGCGTGGATAATATCAATTACATTATAACCCCAAATTGAAGTTTGAGTATACGATTCAACCTCATTGGCAAGTTTTAACATACTCTCTTTTCTTGTGAATGAATGGTCGGGGTGTAACGACTTACATATCTTCTTTGGGTCAATTCCCAAGATTTTACATCTTTCAAAAATCCAATGCCAATCGAAGTTTGCTGAATTATAACCACCAATGATACTTGGTTTTAACTCATT